GCTGATCACCACGGATCCCACGATGGTTTCGCCGTAGATCACTGGCACCGGGGTTCCTTGGCGGCTGGTGTTTTGAATTGAGCTGAAGCTGTAGGACTTGCGCGGATCGTTGTCAGACCCTGAGCCTGTCGGCATGTCCGGCACCGGCGAAAGCATCTGAGCCACACCGCCAAGAACCAAGGAAGCGCCAAGGCCCAGCATCACCGAGCTGACGGCGATCGGAGCCGCAAGGCCAAACAGGCCGATGGTTGCGCCCCCGGTGAAGAACGCGCCGGCAATCAAGGCGGCACCGATCAGAACACGGGTTAGGGAGCCTGCACCAGCCACAACCGGCACGATCTTGATCTGCTGCTGGCCGGCCGGGTCGTGCAGCTCATCGAGGCTCAGGTCGTAACTGCCGACGCTGACCCGGTAGCGCTGATCAGCCATGTGCTTCTCAAGCTGCGGAAAGTTGGTGACCAGAAACCGCACCGCCTCCGCAGCATTGGCCACCTCAGCCTGAAACACGCGCTGGCCGAGGAACTTTGCCAGCTGCCCGTAAACCTTGATTTTGCGCAGCATGGCTCCGCTCAGCCTCCCGCCATCGTAGTGAACTCAGGATGACGCAGCCGCCGGCCAACGGTTTTCTGGAGCCAGCCGCCCAAAATGTCCCGGCTGCTGAGCCTGCCTCGAACGTGATGGAGCACCAGCTGGTCGCCGATGTAGACGCCGCAATGGTTCAAGCCAGGGCCGTCAATGCTGAACAGCAGCGCATCACCGGGCCGAAGATCTTCATCATCCTCAAGCTTGCGGAATCCAGCGGCGCGCCAGCAGCCATCAAACATTGGCGCTGCGGTGAACTCCTCAAGCGATCGCGGCCGGTCCCAGTCCGGCAGCTGTAGACCATGCTCGGCGTACCAGTCCCGCGTCAGCGTCCAGCAGTCGGTGACGCCCCACGCCCATTCGCGGCCATAGAGCGGCGCCTTGTAGCCGCTTGGCTTGCAGCCGCCCCAAGCTTCTGTCTTCGGATTGACGATGTGCCACGGCAGGCCGCTGGTCTCGCACGCCACCAGATCCGGGCCGCTGGGGGCTGGCGGGGTGACGGGGTGACTATGGAAGACCGCGACGATCTCGCCGGCATCCTCGGCCGCGGCGTAGTCGTCGGGGTTGATGATGAACTGATCGTTGCCGGTGGATAGGTTCTGGCACGGCCAGTAACGCTCGCGGCCTTTGATGACCACCACCAGGCCGCACGCCTCGCGCGGGTCCTCCGCCTTGGCGTGTTCCAGTGCTGCCGCCCGGGTCTCGTCGTTCATGTGAAGTAGGCCCCAACGCCAGGGAAGGATCCGAAGGGAAGCTGTGCCGTGGATCCGAACCGTGCCTTACAGCTGCTCAACCGCTTGCCGCAGACATCATTGGCCAAGGTGGTGGCCACGTCGTTCTCTGTGAAATAGCTGGTGCCGGTGTAGGAGCACTCAGCCGAGCGGTAGACCCACTGGCAAACGTTGCTGATGCACTGCCGCTTGGGTGCTCGCACGCCCACCAGGTCGAAGGCCGCGGCCAGCTCGAACTCAACCACGTCCCGGTTCTCGGCGCTCTTGCGGTCGATCACGTAAACCTCCCGCGGGAACTCAGCGGTCGGGTCTGGTGTGCCGTAGGGGTTAACGCCACCAGTGAAGTTCACCGCGTCAAGGTACCGGGCCATGGTGCGCACGCGCGTGACTTTGGCGCCTTCAAGCGGTGTGGCCAAGATGATCGCCGTGATGGTGCCAAAGATGTTGGACACCCGGATCCGCGGCCGTGGCAGCTGGCCGTTGCCGTTGTACTCGAAGCCTTCAGCCTCGATGGGGAATGCTTGGTACGTGTTCCCAGCCCAGACCAAATTCCCGTTGGCGGCCGTCGCGTTGGTGCCAGCGTGGAATCGGTAGACCGTGGTGGCGCCATGGATTGCGGCGCTGAGCTGCAGCTCGAACAGCTCGATGATCGAACTCGGCGCGATCGACTGAAGCTCGGAGACAGGAACCGTCATGCCTCAAACACCTGGCGGAAGGTGGCCTGAATCTGGTTGTTGTTGCAGTTGCTCAATGTGATCTGCCAATCTTCACAGATGTATTTTCCGGCCGTCCCGCGAGGTGGTGTCCAGTCAAAGCTTTCCACGCCAGCGCGCGCATCAAGGAATGCGGCGATCGCGTCCCGCTCGGTGTCGGTGCGATTGTCGAAGCGAAGGTTCCACTCCTTCGGGTTGGTGTTCAGGCCAAAGCGGACCCGCTGCTCATACCCGTCGCCCGCCTTGAACGTGCTGGCGCGTGGTTTGCTGGCCTCTGTGGCCTCGAAGCTGGGGGTATAGGTGAAGGTTGCCATGGGTTACGCCGCCAACAGTCCGCCGGGCCGCTTCTGGCGGATCAGCTCATTCTGGACTGCCTGAGTGATTACGCGCCCGAGCTGCTCGCTCTTGTTGCTGTCGCCCTGCGCGTTGGTGCCCTTGGCGTCCACGTTGACGACCACGCTGGTGCCGCCGCCTGCGCCGCCCTGCATCGCCACCGGGATGCGCCGGCCATCGGGTAGGGGCACATACGCCTCAGGCTTGCTGCCCTCGCCATAGAGCGCCAGCTGGGGCGAGCTGGCGATGCCACCTGATGCGTACTTCTTCAGCGGCACCGGGCCGTCGCCGGTCATGACGCCGCCGTTGGCAAACTTGAAGCCGGGGAACATGCCGCCCAACGCCTGCATGATCGGTCCAATGATCGCCGCGCGCAATGCGATGCGTGCGAGATCGCTGAGGATCGAGCTGGCCAAGTCGGCAAAGTTGGCCTTGCCGGTGGTGACAAACGCCGTCAGCTGATCTTCAAGACCCTTCAGGCCGCCAACCACGGCATCACCAATGGCGCCGCCCAAATCCTTGATGCTGTTGTAGTACTCCTGAAGCTTGCCTTTGATGCCTGCGCCAATCGACTCGCTATCGGCTTTCTGCTTGGCCGTAGCCTGATCCAGTGCGCCGGCACGCTCGCGCAGAAGTCGGACATGCTCGGCCAATGCCGGGTTGGTCTGGGCAAGGATGTCAAGCTGCAGCAGGTTCACCTGAGCGTTCAGCTTCTCCAGCTCGGTCAGCTCAACTTTCCCGCGCTTGATCTCATCGATCTTGCCGTTGTACTCATCAAGGCTTGGCAGCAAATCTTTGAGACCTTGCAGATATTGCTTGTCTGCTAGGTCCATGTTGACGCCAGACAGCGTGTCGATCAAGGTTTTGAAGGGTGTCACATCCAGCGATCCCCCGGCTTTGTTCACTTCTCGCGCCAGCTCGACCACATCTTGCGTGAGGTTCTGAATCTGCCGCCTGTTGGCCTCCAGCGCGGCATTCTTGTCTTGCAGCAGCTTGTTAGTCGGTGATGCGCCAACGCCAGCGTAAGCAGCAGTCACGTCGGCAATGCTGTTGCGCAAATGCTCCTGAAGCGTGACCGCCTTTTGCGTCAGAGCATTGCGCCGCTCCTCTAGCTGCTGTTGCTCAGTCAACCTGCGCTTTGCTTCTGCCGCGGCCCTGTTGGCAGCTGCATCAGTCGCGGATGTGTCAAGCCCCATCGGCGTGCCACCTGTACGGCGTCCCGTGCCGGGCGATGGGGCGTCGGTCCAGAGCTTCTGGATCTGCTCGAAGTCGCGCTGAGCTTGGGCGAGCTGATTCGTGATCCCTTGGGTGATTGCTGCGCCAGCCCCAGCGAAATCACCTTTGAAGACTTTGTTGATCACATCGATCTGCACCGCCCAGATCTTAAAGAACTGATCAACCAGCTTGATCGTTGCATAAACAAATGTGGCGATGCTGCGAACACCAACGATGATCACATCAAAGAGCGCGGTCCAATCTTGTTTTGTGTCAAATAGATCGCCGAACACTTCCAGGATTGACTGCAGCGCAGGCAGTAGAGCATCTGTCAGCTCCAGTCCAAAGCCCTGCGTCTTGATGCCGAACTCAGTGATCGTGTCATTAAACAGATCAGAACGCGCCGCAAAATCTTCGCTCACCTTGTAGGTGAACTTTTCCATGCTGGCCGCGCCTTCATTCAGCAGCGGGATCAGATCGGCGCCGGACTTACCAAACAGTGCCACCGCGGCAGCGGCCTTCTGCGCACCATCAGGCATGTCAGCGAAGCGATCGGCGATCTGCTTCAGCGCCTTATCAGCCGGAACCACCTGGCCATTGGCGTCCTTGACGTTGACGCCCAGCGCTGCAAATTTCCGAGCTAGGTCTTCGTTGCCTTCAGCCGCCTTGACCAAGTTGATGTTGAGCTTGGTCAGACCCTTGCCCAACGTGCCCACGTCCACGTCGGCCAGCTTCGCCGCGTTGCCAATGCCGATCAGCGCATTGGCCGCGACACCGGTCTTTGCCTGCAAATTGAACAGCTCGTCGCCGGCATCGATCGACTTCTTCACGATCGCCGTCAGCCCGCCAACGATGGCGCTGCCAGCGATCGCAGCAGCAAAACCACCGATGGCACCCTTGAGGCTGGTGAACGCCATGGCCGCGTTCTTGGTCTGGCCCTGGAGTCCTTGCAGGGAATTGCCCAGCCGGCGGATGTTGTTTTCGCCTTGAACATCCGCCTTGATGCGGAGCAGGGCGTCCATGTTCATCGCCATGTCAGCTGCTCCGGCTGTTGATGACCATCATCGCGGCTGCTTCCATGATCTGCAGATCCTCCAGCAGCGCGCGCGGGTCTTCCACTGCGTACATCTTAAAGAGCCAAGCAACGGCGCCATAGTCAAGCCCCAACACGCCGCTCAGGGTGGTGCGCCACTGCGTCTGGCATCGCAGGAACATCTCAACCACCGGCCAGTTCTCCTCCAACAGCTCGAAGTCCTCGCGCGGCTGCTCGGGCATGACAATTCCCAGAGCAGCTGCATCAGCATCGGTTTCGTCAACCACGCCGCCGCCGGCCCAATGCTCGGCGGCCTCGATCAGTTTTTTCTCTTGGCTCCCTTGATGCTGTCCATGTACGCCTTCAGCACCGCCACTGCGAGGAAGGGGACTTCCATCAGCTGATCGAGTGCCTTCTGGCTGTAAGGGATCTCCTTCCCGTCATCGCCATTGATGCCGGACCAACCCACAAGCACATCAGCCGCGATCTCGGTGACCCGCTCCAAGTCGCCAAGATCCTCCAGCTTCTGCAGCTCAGCCACCATTGGGCCGACCTTGCTCTGGGGCAGGCGCTTGAACTCGCCGTCGAATGTTTGCCGTTCATGGCGGCCACCATCAACGGGAACGTCAAAGGTGACCGGCCAGGTGTAGGTGTCGGACTGCTTGAGAACAAACGCCATAGAGGGGGGCTCCTATCAGGTGAAGACTAGGCTGACTTCATCATTTCCGGCTGTGGTCGGTGTGGCCACGTACGGAACGCTCAGCATCTGCACGCCATCCTGATCCCCATAGGTGGGATTGGTGATGTCGCACTGACCGGCGGTGAAGGTGGCACGGTTGCCGGCAGTGGTGCCATGCAAGAACGTCAGGTTGCCCGTGGTCTCGGTCTGAGCAAGATTGAAGAAGTCCTTGGTTGCCAGGGCTGGAGCCTCAAGCATTACCGTTCCGCTTGAGGCGCGGTTGGTGATCATCACCTCTTTGGTGCAGCCGACCAGCTCCCGGTAAACGGTCGTGTTGCCAATGTCGAAGGACACCGACTGCAGACAACCCGCGTAAGAGAAGAACTGGAATGCCGAGGTGTTGCCTTGCTTGAAGATCAGGGGGCTTGCCTGTGCGCTGTAAGTGGTTGTCGGCAGCGCCGTATCAGTTGGTGCGTTGTAGACGCCCACCATCGTGAAATCGAGGGTAGGGATTTGACCCACCTCGGCGTTCATCGTGAAGGTGCCGCGGCAACCCGTCAGGATGTGGCGGATGCCGTCGTTGTTGAAGTAGATCGTCGCGGAGCTGAAGCTGCTGCTGACCGGCGCATAGGTGACGCTGGTACTTGCCACGATCGTCTCAGACAGGCCGCACGCCTGCAGGATGGCTCCATAGCGGGGTGCCGTGCCAGCAGTGCCAGAGCCTGCCAGCTCAACCTGGAAGGTGATGCTTGCCCGGGTGTTGGCCAGCAGCTGGGGGCTGTTGCCCAGATAGTTGCGGATCAGGTCGCGGCTGACGACATCAGCCTCGATCGGGGTGATCTCCAGGTTTTTGACAAGCAGCGCATCGGTTCCAGCTGGTGTGCTGTCGGTCCCGTAGGTGCTTTCCTTCTTAACTTGGATCAGTCGCTTGCGTGTCAGAGCCATCGCTCAGTTCCTCGGCTTGGGGTTCGGAGGGATTGGCCGGCTCTGTCCGCTCGATGAGCTTCCGTTTGCCGGTTTTGGGGTCCAGCAGGTAGGTGCCGCCTTGTCCCCAGTATTCGTCTTCCATCGTAGCCATCATGCTGTTGCCAGATTAGTCACACTGGTGCGGTAGCGGATCAGGAAGTCGCAGCTGATGACACCAGCTGGCTGATCAGCTTCCACCATTTCAAAGTTCACGCTCTGCGGCTGCACGTCGATCGCCACACCACCCAGCGTGAGATCGGCCATCAGCTTGGCGTGCAAGCTCTCAACCACCGGGTCCGCAATCTGGTCCGGGATGGCGCCACGCACGATCACCGCCACCCGCACCGTGAGGCTCCAGTCGAGCGTCGGCAAGCTGGTGTTCTGTTGAGCGGTGTCGCTCACCGGCTCGACCACGATCGCCGGACTCTCAGCCCGTGCCATCGGCTCCACCCTACTGCGATAGATCCGCGAGCCGACGCCGGTGGTTCCGGTCAATGCCGTGCGAACAGCAGCCAGGATTGTCTCGCGCCGTGTCGTCATGTCTTCTGCAATCCGATCTCAACAAAGGCGCCGTCATCAATCTGACGGGTCTCGCGCACCTGATAATTCACGCCGGCCACGGTGATCGGGTCGCCGTATTGCAGGCCACCAAAATCCGCGAACCGAGCAGTGAGCATGTAGTCGGTGCTCAACACCATATCGCCGGCCAGCACTTGCGACGGCATGTCGAGAATGCCCAATGCCGAAACAGCGCCAGCCGTGCAGCTGACGCCAAAATCGTTCAGGAACACCGTCAGGTCTTCACTGATCGCCATCGGTCTTCACCTTGCGGGCACGTGGCTTGGGTTCCTCGGCCGGCGCTGTAACAGCGCGACCAATGCGCAGCAGCTCGGCAGCCACATCCGCTGCCAATTCGTGGACTGTGCCAGCTGCGAGGTATTCGCCCCGTGCTGCGCAGTCTGTGATGATCAAAACCTTCATGGGGAAAAGTGGGGCGGTTGCCCGCCCCAGCTCCTATCAGGTGGTGATGTCCAGGATGGCAGCGAAGCTCTTCGGATCGCGCACGGCCACGTCATAGGTGACGATGCCGCGGACGCTGGTCAGAGCCTTGCTGAAGTCGTCCTGATCTTCGCCGACGGTGATTTCCAGGCCGTTGCCCCAGAAACCGACGATCGCCTGGCTGAAGTCACCCATCAGCAGAGCCGAGCAAACGCCGGAGCTGCTGCCCTTGGTCAGGTTGCTAGGCACCTGGTTGGTGGGGGCGAGAGGGTAGCCGTTCAGCGTGCCGGGGGTAGGACCACGGCCAAGGGTGGCGCCATCGGTGTTGAACAGGAAGGGACCGTCGCCGGTGGTGGAACCGCCAGCGCGCAGCTTCTTGAGAGCAGCCAACACCTTGTAGTTGGTGAGGTAGGCCACGTTGCCGGGGTTGACGGCGCCGTTAACGTTCATCACCGCAGCTTCCAGATCGACCACCTTCTCCATGGTGATCGCGCCACCGTTGGTACCCATGGCCACCGAGCCGATGCCGGAGGTCTGCAGGATGCCGGTGGGCTGACCGGAGGAACCGGAGCCGTTGAGGATGCCAAGGTCGATGGCAAGGTTGATGCCATCGGTGAGATCACGACGGACCAGTTCCTCAATGCCAGGGGTGCCCTGCAGCAGGGTCTGGCGGCTGTACTTCGACAGGGCTGCCAAGTTCTTGGGCGCCAGGGTCACCTGATCAAAGGTGGACTCCGACTGGGTGATGGCGGTTGTCTGGGTGCTCAGGTAGTAGGTCGAAGCCACACCGGAGCGGCGGGGGATCGCCGTGTTGCCAACCAGGCCGGGCATCGTGCGGACGCCCAGCTGCAGCATCACGGCGTTGTTGCGCAGGAATTCGATGAAGTCCTGGGCCATCAGGTCAGTTGCGACCAAGTTGCCACCGGTGGTGGCGCCAGAGGTCACGTAGGTGGCGCGCTGATTCAGTGCCGAGAAAGGCACGAAGAAGGAACGCTCGGTGGTCTTGGCAACGCCGGACTTCTCCACTTCGCGGGAGAGATCACGCACCAAGCCAGCTTCACGGCTGGACCAGTCGCCGGTCAGCATCGCGCGGATGCCGGCGGTGATGCTGTAGCTGGCGCGCTCTTGGGCGGCCATCTCAACGGGGGCAACGGTTTCGACAGGCTTGATGCCCAGCTTGTCGAGGACAGCAGCGCGAGCCTCATCGAGGCTGCGGCCACCGTCGATCAGCTGGCGACCAAGGTCAACCATGCCGTGCTTCTCGGTCAGGGCAGTGATGCCGGCAATGCGGGAGCGCTCAGCCTTAGCAGCCTCAGCAGCCGCTTCAGCCCGCACCGCTGAAATGTCAGGGGTGTTTTCCATCGGAACCTCTGGTTCTGGTTGGGGGGTTGTTGATGCGGCGGTGGCCGCAGGTTGAGCGTCGAGAGCACGCCCGACGCCGACCGTTGGGTCTGCGGGTATGCTAACCACACTCACTTCGTAGGGGCTCCAGCGAGTCGCCACGAAATCTTCACCGCGCTGCTCCATGTCGGCGATCTGATAGCCGACTGAAACGTTGCGGAGCACGCCGTCCTTGACATCCGCCAGGACTTCCTGAGCAAAGGCGTTGCGGCTGAACTTGACGGCCACGTAGCCGCGTTTCTTCTGGCCATCGATCCAGGCACGCTCAACCACGCCCACCACCTTTCCGGGATCGTGATTGAAGAGCAGGGGTGCGCCATCATTCAGCCGCGCAAGATCCACGGCTTCGCGGGTATGGTCCAGGATCTCGTTGCCGAAATATCGGGCAACAGGAAACTCAGAACTGAACGGAAACTCAATGGTGCGCTCGTCTTCGCCGACCTGAAAGTCAGCTGCAGCGGCGCGCTTCAGAAGCTGCCCTTCAAGATCACGCGATAGGTCCATCGGTGCCCTCGGTGTTGTCTTCGCCATTATCGTCGGTTGAGTCTGGATCACTGGCCGGATCCGACTGCTCGGCCATGGTGTCTTCAGGCATAAAAGGATCCTGAGGAATGATTGAACCAGCTGGTCGCGCCTGCGTCAGGCCGGCGTTGCTGACCTTCCCAGGATCAATGTCGAAGACCAGGCCATGCTGCTCCGCCAGCTCGCGCTCGCGCTCAAGCTGGAGGATCAGCTCCTCAAGGTCGCCGCCTTGCTCGGCCACCACATCAGCCTGAGTTTTGAAGCCGCAGCGCACCGCGTCCTTGTACGCCTGCACTTCCTTGGCCGGATCCACCCAGGCCCAACCGCGTGGCATCCAGCGGATCGCCCGGTAACGCTCGGGGTCGGTCTCGTAGAACGGCAGCCCGATCGCACCGCCAAGCACCGCCATCTCCAGCCATGCCTCAAAGACAGGCTGGTGGAAGTTCTCGATCAGGTACTGCTGCAGCGCGCGCCAGTGGTCGCGGTCCTCAAGCAGGCTCAACCGGCTGCTGCTGTAGTTGGTCTGGCTGAAGTCGCGGCTCACGCTCTCGTAGCTGCAGCCAAGCCCGGCCGCCAACGCCCGGAGCATCGCCCTGAGGAACGGCTCGAACTGACCGTCAGGCGCATCGAGCGCAGGCACCGTCACCTTCTCACCAGGTGCCAGGTACTTGAACACGCCAGGCTCGAAGTTGCTCACCCGGTCGCCGTCCATCACCTCATCGCCGAACAGCTCGCCCTCGGGGCTCTCGATGAATCCCATCAGCGCGCTCGATGCCCGCGCGCGGACCACCTCCGCCTCCTCATAGCCCTGAAGGTGGTGCAGCCGCTGAATCGCAGTGGCCAGCCACGGCACGCCGCGCGTCTGACCCGGCCGGTCCATCAGGTACAGATGGATGATCTCGGAGGCAGGAATCAGCTTGTGGCGATCGCCGGGCTGTCCCTGAAACGGCGCATCGCCGGGGTGCTTCCGCAGGAACGCATACTGCACCGGCCGGCCCCAGCGGTCGCACTCCACGCCCATCCGCCACTCGTTGCCGTCGATCGTGCTCGAACCGGTGTAGCTGTCGTCCAGCAGATCCGACTCGATCACCTCCAGCGCGAACGGCACCTTGCTGCCGCCAAACGGCTGCCGCACCTTGCGGATGAACACCTCACCCGACTCGGCCATCGAGCCGATGACCAGCCGCTCCAGATCGTGCCAGCTCAGCCGGCCGCCGGTGTGGCAATACTGTTTCTTGCTCCAAATGGTCCATGCAGTCTCAATCGCGTCGTTGACCGTCTGATCCAGCCGACCGGCACCGCGGACCATCCGCACCTGCGCCTGCATCTTGATGCCGGTGCCAATCACGTTGTTCTTCACCGCGCGGATCGCCTGCCGTGCGTAGTCGTTGTCCCGCACCAGTTGGCGTGATCGGTTGCGCAGTCGGGGCAAGCTCCCCTTGATCTCAGCGTCGGCGCTGGTGCCACCCGTCACCCAGTCGCTGGTCAGGCGGCCAACCATGGCACCCTGATACATCCGCCGCCGGGGTGCTGGCATCGGCTGTGTGCCACGTTGCAGCCAGCCGAGGATTGAGGATCGGATGCCCATCAGAAGCGCACAAAGAGGTTGTGAGGATTGCCGAGGCCATTGGCCATCAGCTGCGCGGCTTGTTCGCGCTTCACGCTGGCCTTCAGCGTAGATTCCAGCGCCAGCAGATCGGCCATGTCCATCTTCTTCAGGCGCCGGTTGCCGATGCTGTACTCAGCCACCGCACCGCCGGAGATCATCGAGCGGATCGCGGATTGCACCGCCTCCAGATCCTTCTGTGCCTGGCTGCGATTGTCGAATGCTGCCGGGGTGCCGGTGTACGCCAGATTGGCGTCGATCTCGAATTGGCCGGCGCCCAGCGTCACGGTCTCGCCCGCTTTGGTGGCGACCGCCTGCCAATAACCCGTGTCGTCTGCGTGGAAGCCCTCGGTCGTTGCGGCCGTCAGGCTGAACTCCCAGCCGGTGCCGTAGGCCGTGCCGGTAGCGGTGGCGCCGTGGTTGTTGCGGTTGAAGCGGAAGTAGTAGGTCAGCGTCCAGCCTGCGGAGCTGCTGATCGGATTGCCCAGCGTGTCGGCGCTGGCCACATCGCGCCACCTGACGGTATCGCCCTCTGTTATCCGCGCAGGGAAGTTCACTGGCCTCACCAGTTGTTGATGAATGCCGAACGCTGGCCGGCTCCTTCCGATCTTAGGCGCGGCTTGCGTGGCTCAGCACTTCCATTCTGCAGGCGCTTTTCCAGCTGATCCCAGATCGTTCTCCGGTCGTACCGCTGATAGAGGCGATGTACCGCCGCGTATGCGTAGACCAGGCAGTCGAGCGCCTCATTCCGCGCGCTGGGTTTCTTCACCCACTCGCGCACCGGGAAACCCTTCACGTACCGCAGCGCCTGCTTCTCCGCCGTCAGCTGCTCGAAATACTCCGCGCCGGTCTGCGCATGGAAGTGCAGGTAGCCCGGGCCGCGCTCATTGTGCTTCAGCCGCCCGAACAGCGTGGTCTTCACCGTGTCACCACCCACCGGGAACACGGCCGCGCCGCGCTTCAGTGTCCGGCCCTGCGCGTTGATGTCCACCTTGCTGGCCTTGCCGATCGGCGGCTTGCCCCGCTGACTCTGACCCTTGATCGCAATCACACCAGCACCAGCGCGCTCGCGTGCGTACTGGTACACCTCCGCCGTCGCATGGCCGCCGGAGTCGATCGCCACCACATCCGCGCGCAGCTTGCCGCCGCTCACGTGCTCCCAGTCGTGCAGTACCAGCAAGTCCAGCTGCTTCCACACCTCAGGCCGGCACGGGTCACCGTGGATCTCTTGGTGGTCAATCAGCCAGCCTTCTTCATCGCGGCCCCAGGCCCACACGCTCACCGCCAGCCGGTCACCGGCCGAGCCGCCGCCGCCCTGCACGTCAACGCCGATCGTGACGGCCAGCGCACCATCAGGCAACACGCCCGCCTTGTACGGCTCGCACCGCTCCAGCAGCACATCTGCGCTCACCTTGCTGGCGAAGTCTTCCTCCCAAGTCTCGGCCAGCCGCGTGTTCACGAACGACTTCAGCATCGGCGCGTCGGTCTTTGCCCTGAGGAAGTCGTCCACCATGTCTGCCCAGCTCAGCCAACCGAGCGGGCTGTAGAGACCCGACAGCTGGAACCCTGCGGTCTTGCCGTCGCTTGGTGCCGTTGCGCGCCACTCACCGCGCCGCAGCATCGCCGGCTTGTGGATCTCAGCGAACCGCTCACGGCACACCTCGCACTCATACGACGCGGTGGCCGGGTCGTTCTTCTCCCACTTCAGCTGCGGCCACTTCAGCCACTGCATCGCATCGCAGCAGGGGCACGGCACATAGAACCGCCGCTGATCGCTCCGCTCATACTCCGCCTCGATCCGGCTGAAGTCCTTCACCGTCGGCGTGCTGGTGAGCAGGATCTTCCGCCGCGCGAACGTCGTCGCCCGCTTCTCCGCCAGGCTCACCGGGTCGCCTTCACCGTCCACGTCAGCAGGGAAGGCGTCGATTTCATCGCAGAAGATGTACCGGCACGGTGTCGAGCGCAGCCCCACCGCGCTGTTACTTCCGGTCAGCAGCATCATGCCGCCGGCAAACTCCTTGCTGAACATCGTGTTGCCGCTGTCCCGGCTGCGGCTCGGAGCGATGCGCTCGCTCAGGCATGGCGTCTCGCTGATCAGACTCTCAAGCCGCTGCTTGCTCAGCCGCTTCGCCATCTCCACCGTTGGCTGCACCAGCAGCATCGGCCCCGGCGCGTGCGCGATCACGTAGCCAAGCCAATTGCTGCCGCATTCGGTCTTGCCGGTCTGCGCCGCGAACATCATCACCACCCGCTGCACCGTGCTGGTGGTGCTCAGGCAGTCCATTGGCTCTTTGAGGTACGGCGTCCGGTTGGTGCGCCACGGGCCTGGCTCTGCGCTCGCTTTGCTGCTCAGCCGCCGGTGCTTGTCAGCCCACTCGCTCACCGTCAGCGGCTGCTCCGGCCGCAGGCCGTCCATGAATGCCGCGCGCCAGACGGTCACTGCACCACCTCCTGCAGCGCCAGCAACGCATCCCGGTGCTCATCGCTCAGCAGCTGGTGGATCACCGCCGGGTCAGTCTCGCCCGCCAACTGGTGGCTGAGCCGATCGGCCAGGTTGCTCAGCGCCTCGCGGATGCTGCGGCCCACCTGAAAGGCATCCTTCTTCACCTCATCCGCCGGCACCAGCTCGCGCCGTTGCTGCGCCACCTGCAGCTTGCTCAGCTCCGCCTGATAGTGCTCCCGCCGTGCCCGGCTTTCATTCAGCTCAGGGATCGCGTCATCCGGCAACGCCTCGATTGCACGGCGCAACTCCACCGGCGTCCGCGGTGCCGGCGCCTCGATCGGATCCGGCTGGCTCACCTTCGCGTTGTAGGTCGCCTTGGTGTTTCGGTTCCACAGCTCCAGCGCCAGGTCGCGATCAAGCCACCGCTTGCCGTCCTTCTCCACCACCGCAGCAGCAATGCGGCTTTTGGTGGCTGCCGTTACGGTCCCCTTAGCGCAGCCTTTCAACGACGCAAACTCGCTAAACGTGACCAGCACTAGCTTTGCGTGCTCTTACAGTTCACCAAAATCATAGTGAACTATTGAACTCTCAAACGGCTGGGGATCCTATGGCCGTTTTTCTCACGCTGGTTCCCGTTTGAGAATGATTCTCATTAACGCTAGAGGGATGGCGCGATTCGCATACACC